GATTGGAAAGTGCAAACTTCTGAGTGGAATGTAGAAAACACAAGTCAATGGAAAACAGAAGATACTGATAAGTTCTTCTACGAAATTGAGGAGAAAAAACATGATTGAAAAATGTAAAAACATTTGTTGCAGAGCTTGGGATTGGATTAAAGGTTTGTGGGACAAGTATGTTAAATGGATCTTTAAAGGTTTTTATAAGTAATGGCAAAGAAACAACCTAAAAGTAAATTATCCAGATTTGAATGGGTAAAAAAGAATATAGTGATTGTTCCGGTTGTAGCAGCTATACTAGCCGGAACTTTCACATCAGTTAGATATGTTCTTAATCTTACTGATACAATAGAAGCAAACAAATCAACTCTTATAAATATTGAAAGAGATTTAAAAGTAGCAGAAGATAAGCTAACCGAAATTGCTACAAGATTATCTGCAGCAGAAGCAACGTGGGATATGGCAGAAAATTTATATAGACAATTAGCAGACCAGGTAAGGGAACATGCATACGATATCAAAGATCTTAACAGGTAATCTATTCTGGATTATTTTTTTTCTGTTTGTAACTACATCTTTACAAGCACGTAACGAGTATTTACAAAACGGAACAAACACATGTAGTCGAGGTAGTTTTGACGTTTCTATTGAACAAAGAGATGATCAATATAATTACAATCATAATAGTCCTAGTAATAATTATGAAGGCACTGATGATGATAGAAGTGTAAGATTTACGTGGAGAAAATATTTAGGATCAGCATGTACAGAAGAGTTTATTGCTGAACAAGAAAAACAAATGAAGATTAAAACACAACTAGAAGTTATTAAAGAGTGTAAAAGGGTACCTAGAATAAGCCCTCCACCACCAGAGTTTGCAGAGCTAATCAATATGTGTATGAAAGTGGGTGTAATGTCTACATCTCAATTTTCTGGCGACAGAGATTTTGATCCTAAAATTAGCTATTGGACAGAGCTAAAACAACAGTATTTAAAAGATAACCCAGATGTGGTAACACTGGACAACTATAAAGAAAAGAATGGCAAATAAACCTTTAGACATATCAGAATCAGTTTCCGTGCAGATGCCTATGAAGACGGTTGCCAGTTTGATCGTGCTCGTCGCAATGGGCGTGTTCGCTTACACCGAGCTGACTGCGAGGTTGGTATCGTTAGAGACTTCACGTGAGCTGATGCAGGCTGATTTACTTAAAGCTTCAGATCAAAAGCCTGTGGACCAGGAACAGCTGATGTTGTTGGAGGATCTTTATAAGACCACCGAGAAGATAGAAAAAAGAATTGAAGATATGATGCACAACAAAGTCAACATACAATTTTTACAAAAGCAAATGGAAAAAGCTTTAACAGATATAGAAGTTTTAAAGGACAAGGTAAGAGCAAATGGATCGAAACACTAGAAAAGTATTACAATATATTTCCGACATGGAAAAACAAGCTAAACAGATGAGTTATGTTAAACATCTCAAGAAAGAAGTTGAGATTAATGGCACAGGCACACACAAATATAGAATTAAACACGGACCAAACAAAGGAATTGTAACAAAATGATTGCAGAAATTGTAGCCCTTTTAATGTTTATAGGACCTGAGATTAAGGAGCACAGAATACAAGAGTCCATGTCAATGTGTTTAAAACATAAAAGAGAGGCTAGCAGAACAATACAGAACGATATATCTTATAAATGTATTAAATCTAAAGCAGAATTAGAAGAAAATATAGATGGATCTAAGTCTATAAAAGCGTTAATATTAGAGTAATGAAACTTACAGCAAATATAACTCTTGATGAGTTAACTAAGTCTCAAATAGCGGAGAGAAAAGGTATTAACAATAATCCTAATCCACAACAGATTGAGAACTTAAAAGCACTAGCTATAAATATACTACAGCCAGTGCGATCCCATTTTGATAGACCATTAATTATATCTAGCGGCTTCCGTTGTGCACAGCTTTGTACAGAGATAGGTAGCAAAATTACCAGCCAACATGTGGCAGACGAAGGAGCAGCTGCAGCAGATTTTGAAATACCTGGTGTAGACAATAGAGAGTTGGCACTGTGGATAAAAAATGAATTAGAGTTTGATCAATTAATATTAGAGTTCTACAGAGACAACGAACCAACATCAGGTTGGATACATTGTTCATATTCATCTAACGCAAACAGACAACAATCGTTGCGTGCTTTTAGGGAAGATGGTAAGGTTAATTACAAACCATGGCTAGAATAGGAACATTAGAAACACAAATCGTAACAGGTAGATGCCCAGAGTGTAAGACAGACACACTTCTTGTAAGCTGGGAACCCTCTGTATTTAGATGTGTTAATTGTGGATATGACCTAGAACAAAAGATTAATGGTGTCATCAAGTATGTTATTGCAAATGACAAAACAGAAATGAAGATACGAAATCTAGACGAAGAACATGGCTAAAAAGAAACCGCTCTTTGGCGTAAATACATACATTAAACGTACACCCAAAAAGCGTCCAGGTCGACACGCAAAAAAATTTTCTAAACGCATACCTAAACGTAAATCCTATCGTGGCCAAGGCCGTTAGTTTAGAATCATTCTAATGTACATATGAAACCAGTAATTATAACATTATTGTTTTTAACAACGTTTGGAGATATTAAACAAGAATCTTTTGAAATTGCTTCTGGAGATAGCTGTGAGTCTTGGTTTCACTACAACGTAAAAGTACACGAAAAAAAACAAAGAAAATTATTTAGCAATCATTATTATCACGAGTACAAAGGCAAACAAGTTATAGGTTATATCTGTGGAGACGAACCACCACAATAAACGAACCTATCTCAACGAGGGATACGGAGATAGGTTATAAGGTGAGAAAAGATAACATATTCTTGCCATACTTTAGACACATTGTCAAGCACCTACCACCGGATCACACTTGAAAGTAACGAAAAGCTTTCTTTTATTGACATCTTCTCTACCTAATTCTGCCATAGCATTAAGGGTATTTAACGATCCTGCAGCCGCACAGTCGTACCACGTGTTATGCACGCCACCGTTGTGTTCTGGTAAACAGTTGCCGGACAGAGCCGAACAAATTTTCATAATTAAAATAAATTTCATTGACAATCCTACTTGATTATCCTATATTATGTGAAAGGAAAGTATATGACAGACACAACAAAATATAGAAACGTTTCGTTATCTCATGCAACATACAAGATATTGAATACATTGTCTAAGAATTTAGATCCTGATGTGACATTATCGATAAGTAAGACGATTGAGAAAATAGCAAACGAGAAAGTGAGAAAACTAAATGGCAAAATATCGAGCACCGCTAGCAAATAGTGACGTTATACATTTAGTCGATAGGAACAAAGAACCAGAGCAAAAACTTTGGGTCGCTGTTCTAGCAAAAGCTTTTGATGATGCCTTTAAGTCTGCAGATGAGAGAGCAGCTTTAGAGGCGTTGTCATGGGTAAAACATGGAAGAGATTTTAATTATGTGTGCGGATTAGCAGGTAGAGATCCAAACTATGTAAGAAAAAAAATGTTAAACAAAGTAATTGATAGAGAAGCTATGTTGGTTGATAAACATCACAAAGTAAAAAATTACGTTAACAATGTTTTGATACTTAAAGAAGAAATTAAAAAAATAAAACCTAGAATTAAAAACGATTACAAGAGTTTACCAAAGTACACACACGATTATGTCGACAGGTAGAAGAATATGTCCAGAATGCAAAGGCAATGGCCACCTGAGAACAGAAATGAATACGATCGTACAGTGCTTAAACTGTTGGTCAGAAGGAGAAATAGATGAAAACATTTGGGCTAGGGATTATACTCCTATTGTTGCTGATGAGCTGCAGCCAAGTAGAAAAGAAGATTGATAAATGGTACTGGGATCCAGTGAAAGGAATGATTAGGATAACGTATGGCATCACACAATGAAGTTATGGCATATCTTGCTGGTCTATTTGATGGTGAAGGTTGCGTTACATACAAGCAACGACTTGAGCATCGAAAAGGAAAGCCCAAGGCCTACAAGTACTGGAACATACGAATTGAGATAAACATGATAGACGAACCCACGATAAATTTTATAAACCAAACGTTTAAGTTTGGAGCGTTGGACTATAGAAAACCATACTCACACCAAAACCATGGGCAGTATCGTTGGAGATGTAGCCATAGAGATGCGTTTAAAGTTGCAAAAGAGCTTTTTCCGTATTCCATTACGAAGAAAGATAAGTTAAAACAGATTATAAATCATTATGTCCATTAAACATAAAATAAAAATTAGAAAAGTGACCGGGATAGGGGTACATGGTCTTGCCACTGGCGACTCTCTGGACCTAAGCGATGATCCGAAAGGGGAGCGACGAAGCCCGGCGTCAGATGGGGAGAGTACTAGACGTAGTGTCCCCGCTGACGATAATGTATTTAAAGATAAAACAATCAGCGATGATTACAAAAGTGGTGGTGCATACAAAGCTATGTTAAATATGTTTGCTGATCACGTTAGTGATGAGGAGTATGCTGAACACTGTAGAAAGTTTTTTAAAGGAAATAATGAAAAAGATTAAAGAGAAGTTAGAGTTCTGGTCTATCTATTACAGAGAAGGTATCATTGGCTTTGTGATAGGTTTTGTTATTGGAGCTATACTATTATGAAAACAATACCAGATGCGATAGATGATATTAAATATTATTGGAAGAGAACCAAAGATGTTTACTATAGATTCTTTGAACATTGGGGAAGTAAAATGAACGTCTATGGCTGGAACAAGCGATGGAGCAACAGAGAGGAAGGAACAGGATATGGCAAAAGAAAAAATTAAAGTAGATATGTTTAACTGGGGTCCATGCGTTGTACGTATGAAGATCTCGGAAGAATTTAGGAAGTTATTAATAAGTGAAGGAGAGAAGAATAAGTTAGATATGCGAGGTAAGTTAGCAGGTCAGATCGACAAAGAAACTGCTTACGGTGAAGAATCTAAAGCGAAGATATTACCTTATATGGCTAATTGTTTGGGTATTTACGATCAAGCATGGCAATCGTATACCAGAAAAAAATTAGACAAAGCACCAGAGTATGTGCTGTCTGCCCTTTGGATAAACTATCAAAGACCAAATGAATTTAATCCACCTCACGATCACGATGGTAAATTATCTTTTGTGATCTACTGTGAGATACCGGAGAAACTAAAAGAAGAAAATAAAAAATACATAGGTAGGAGTTGTGGCCCTGGTGGCATACAATTCTTGTACGGAGAAGGAACGAGAGATGCTATAACTTACATGTCTCATTTCCCAGAACAAGGTGAGATGTTTATCTTCCCTGCATGGCTGAAACATTGGGTCAGTCCTTACAGGTCTGATTGTACGAGAATCTCTGTGTCAGGTAACATACATGACTCTGCGCCCTTAAATAATATATCTAGATTTGGGCCTGAATATGTAAAGGATAGGGAGGAACGTGATTCTAAAAAAACTAATAGTTAGACTTAGAATGTGGTACGCGGATATACGTGGCCATCATGGTAAACGTTGGAACTACGAACCTGGTGATTGGTACATGGGTAGACATCGAAAGCGTAAATGATAAATAAGCTAGACAAATACAGCTATGCCACTGCAACACGGTACATGGACAACGGAACACGGAACTATGACGTTGCAGGATACAGACTACCGTCTGTCACAACTATTTTAAGTCGAACCAAGGACGATACGTTTCTTAAAAAATGGATTGCAAGTAAAGGCAAAAAAGAGGCAGAAAGAATAAAGATTGCTTCGGCTACGCGTGGCACGTCAATGCACAAGTATTTAGAAAACTATGTATTGGGCAAGGGCTACGAAGATTTAACTGAACTTGGACAAGAGACTAAACGTATGGCTGAGAAGGTCATAGAGGTGGGTCTAGCGCCCGTCTCAGGATATTTTGGGTCAGAGGTCACGTTATACTATCCTGGTCTATATGCAGGTCAAACAGACTTAGTTGGTATACACAATGACAAAGAAACTATTATCGATTTCAAACAAGCAAACAGACCAAAGAAAGAAGAATGGATTGGAGATTATAAGTTACAAGCTGGTGCATACGCCATGGCCCACGATCATGTGCACGGTTCAAACATAGAACAAGCTGTAATAATGGTATGTACTCCTGACCTATATTACCAAGAATTTAAGATTGACGGGCTAAATTTACGTAAAGCAAAACACGATTTTTTAAGACGATTAGACATGTACCACGAATTATTAAGAGAAGAACAGGAGAAACCAACGTATGGCTCATAAAGTTATATATGATGCTTTGATAAAAAAATACGAAGCAGACATAGCCGACGCCAGTGCAAAGATAACTATCTTGATGACCGACACGAGGATCATACCAGAGCACATTGATGTGACTGGAGAGATCGATAAGTTGTTGGGCAAGATAGAAGAAGCCGAGTCAAGAATGGCAATATTGCAGCGAGTTTATGGCGTAAATGTGGCAGTAAATTAGGGTCGCAGTGGGGTCGCTGAGGGGTCGCAGTGGGGTCGCTGCGACCCCTGAAACGGGCTCCACGGGCCTCGGACCACGGATCTAGGGGTCGCTGCGACCCCTGTGCGACCCCTGTGCGACCCCTGTGCGACCCCTACGAAAACGTGATAAAAGATAATAATATCAATGCTTATAGGAGATTACACTGTGTATGCGACCCCTTTTTTTATTTTTTAACTCTAGCGCTATGTAAATATTTTTTATACATATAGGGGTAGCACCAAACCATGAGAAGAAAAAAGAGATATAAACACGCCACGATTGGTAAGAAGAAATACTACTTCTACAAGATTGTGTGGCTCGATCCGTGTGGGGATGCGGGACATGCTGACATAGAAGAAATGAAAAAGTTATTACCTGCTACCATGATTTCTCAGGCATACATATTTGCAAAAGATAAAAAACATGTATGGACATTTTCATCTTATGATACGGACTCTGCTGTGTTTTCTGATCGTAATTGTTTTCCAAGAAGTATAATTAAAAAAATGGAGAGGATTACTCTGTGATCTTTTTTGGATCAGGTGTAACGTCTATAATCTGTGAATAATCTTCTAATATTTGTTTCATTTTTGCTTCTAGTTCTTGCTCTGAAAGGTCTTCTAATTTTCCTGTTTTTATTATTTTTCTGTCTATATATAATCCTGCTGCCTTACCTCTATTTGTCTCAGCGTTTACAGCAGCACTCCAAGCGCCTTTCTTCAAAGCGGCGTCTTTAATTCGCCCAAGTTCTGCCACATGAGTGGCGTAATTGACTTCGTACTTTTTTAATCTCTCTTCTTTGAGTTCACCAATATATTTAACTACTAGTGGGTTGAGTCTAGGGTTGGTTAGTTCTGATCCCTCTTGTCTACAACGCTTCTCGCTGTACCCAGCTAGTTTAGCTGCCTCTGTCTTTGTGAGTGGTCCATCAGGCCCACCAAATACTAATAGTTCGGCAAACCTTTTTTGCATTTCTGTCAATCTCTTTGGTAATCCCATATTGACAATTTAGAGTAACAATCCTACAATGTCAATCATGGTAATGACAAAGAAAGACGTAGAGGAGTACCATAAAATGGTAAGTAAATTAGAGAACGATAAGGGTCCTAATGATTTAGAGAGAAGAATTGAGGACTTAACAAAAATAAACAAATCTCATCAAAAGTTAAATGGAGATTTAAGAGCAGAGGTTTTGTTTTACAAGAAGAAAGCAGAGCACTATCAAACAATGTCAGATCAATTGAAAAAAGAGAATCAAGAGTTCAGACAGAAGTCAGTAGAGTTCTTTAACGAGTTTAGAAACAAAGGAGATATGTAATGTTCGTAAAGCATCTACAACAATATTTAGATCAGTTTACTGATGGTAAGAAAGGTAATGCAGTTGGTAACGCAACCATCTATGTTCAAGTTGGTGGACACCTTGAAGAGATAAGACGTATTGAAGTTCAAGAGAGTAATATCATTGGTAGTGATTCAATTAGAGTTGTATTTAAACCAACGAGAAATAGAATATTATTAGCTCCTACTATACCAGAGTAACTCCGAAAAACTAATGGGACCAGAGGCAAAACTTTACAAAAAAATTAAGAAAGCTACACCCACAATATCGTGGAATAGAATAGAAAATTTAAGCGTTCCAGGTATGCCAGACACCTTGGCTTACAACAAATATAATACTTTTTTTACAGTTGAGTTTAAAGTCACGAAGGGTAACAAGTTAAGATTTAGCCCACATCAAGTTGCGTGGCATATGCGTCATCCGTATAATACTTTTATCTTGGCAGAGCACCTCGGTTCGGGGAGCTTGAGACTTTATGAAGGGGCCGTGGTCCGGGAGCTTGTTGCTTGTGGCTTGGAGCTTGAGCCTTGCTGCTTGGAGCTTGACGCTTGCGGCTTGAAGCTTGAAACTTTAGGCCAGTGAGATCCACGGACCAATTAGCATCCATACATCTCTTCACAGTAGCCATTAAGATCTAGTTCGTCAGAGAAGG